ACGCCAACTAAAGGCCGCCGACGACCGACGCAAAACAATCGTTGCCCACTGTACGCTTGCGAAGCTTGAGCGAAGCTTCGCAGACTCTTTGGTTGACGATCCATCCGTGACTGTTGAAATCGCTCAAGAAAGGATCATCCGAAAGATGGCCAGTCAACCACTAGGCGGGGCCGTCGAAGGCTCCAGTTTCAGCGTGACCGAGTCGGAGCATGATAAGTTCATGGCTCAAGCTTCGGCGGGTCTTGTGCAGCGATGCTTCCAAGGCCAGATCAAGCATCAAAAAGCCCCTGAAGTTCAGGGCGCGGAGCACTTCCGAAACCTTGGGCTCTATCGACTTGCCGAGGCTTGCGTCCGGCGAATGAACGTCAACCCAGAGCGACACAACAAAGGCGACGTTGTTCGCATCGCAATGGGCCACCAAGGGACGATGGACCGATTCAATATCCGTCGATCCAACGACGTTTACCACACCAGCGGATCGTTCTCCAGTTTGCTTTTGGATGCGGCCAGCAAGACCCTGACGGCGTCTTACGTCGAAGCCCCATACACTTGGGACCAATGGGTGCGACAAGCTCAAAGCGTTGATGACTTCAAAAACATCAACCGAATCAGCCTTGGCGAATCGCCAAACCTTGAGGTTGTCCCCGAAGGTAAGGACTACCCCGAAGGCAAGGTTGTCGACCAACGCAAGTCGTACAAGGTCGAGAAGTACGGAAAGGAATTTACCGTCACCTGGGAAACGGTTATCAATGACGACCTGGACGCCTTGTCCCGCATCCCAGCGATGCACGGCTCGGCGGCTCGTAGGACGCAAGAAAAAGCGATCTACGACGTATTCCTGTCGAATCCGACCATGCCCGATGGCGTGGCTCTTTTCTCGGCTTCTCACGCCTCCGGGACTAACCTTTCGGGCGGTGCTGGGGCTCCAGCCAAGGCGACCCTCGACAAAGCCTTTGAGGTGATGGGCAAGCAAAAAGGATTGTCTAGCGACGTTTTCCTCGGGCTTACCCCGTCGATCCTCTTGGTGCCTTTGGCCTACGCCGGGACGGCATTGGAGCTTGTCAATTCGACGGCATCGGTCGAGAGCGAGAAGAATAGCGGCGTCTCGAACCTTTACGGTCGCGGCGGTGCTCGGCAGTTGCGAGTTGTTGCAAGTCCATACTTGGATGCCAATAGCTCGACCAACTGGTATGCAATCGCCGATAACAGCCTGATTGACACGGTTGAAATCAGCTTCTTGAGTGGCGAAGAATCGCCAGTGCTTGAAAGCGATTACAACATTCGAAACGATTCGTACATCTACACGGTTCGCCAATCGTTCGCAGCGGCGGTAATCGAGCATCGCGGCATCTTCGCTAATCGTGCGTAGTGTCGATTGATTTCTAGCCCCTGGGCGATTGCTTGGGGCTTTTTGGGACGGCAACAAAATTCACAAAACAGGAATATAAGAACATGGGCGACATGCGCGACTTTCAGATTTTTTACGACGACTTCAACGGGGCGGTGGCAACGTTCCCAACTTCGGCAGACCCGGCAACCGCTTGGCTTGTTGATGACACATCATCCTCTGGGGCTCCGACCTACTCCAAAGGGACTAGCGAAGCGACCCTAACGCTTGCATCCACCAGCGAAGTCGAGAACGTCTGCTTGCATTTCAACGATGCACTGGACTTCGACATCGACCTGATCCAGCGGCTTGAAATGCGGGTAAAGATTGGGGCGGCTACCTTCACCAGCGGCTCGATTCTTTGCTTCGGTCTTGGCTCGGCTCGAAACGATACCGCCAACGACGTTGCAGCCAATGCTTGGTTTCGCATGGAGGGCGCAAGCAGCACAACGCTTGTTTACCTTGAGACCGACGACGGCGTACGCGACAACGATGACATCTCCAGCGGCGTAACCCTTGGCACGACCTACAAGGAATTTGTGATTGACTTCACGGGCGGCAAAAGCGATGTCAAGTTCTACATCGATGGCCAGCGAGTCGGCGCGACAACCACCTTTGATATGAGCGGCTACTCCTCGGGATTGCAACCGCTTGTTCAGTTGCAAAAATCGTCCAGTGCCAACGTCGATTCGGTTGTTGTCGACTACTTCAAGGTAACTTGCAAGCGAGCCTAATCGATGAGCTTGCACGATACCATCATCGAGGATGCCAAAAACGTCTTCGCCAACCCGCAAGACTTCGCCGAATCGATCGTTTACTACAAGCGAAACGGTCGATCGCGGAAAATCAACGCGGTGGTTGTGCGAGACGATTCTTTGCAACTTCCAGAGGCGTCAGACCTAGTGACCCCACGGTTTACGGTCTACGTCTCGAATGATGGATCGGAAGGCATTGAAAGCGATGAGCTAGACCTCGGCGGGGATCAGATTGGACTATCTCCCCGAGTCGGCGAACCAGCGGAGCGGCGGTCTATTGTTCGGCTTGTTGAGCATGACGAAGGGATGTTGGTTTTAGAGTGTCGCTAGCAATCATCGAACTTATCGCGGTTGAATTGGAATCCAGGCTATCGGCTATGGTTGGCGATTCAACTACGTACCCAACCGATGTCCAGGAAGTCAAGCGACCTACTCGATTTGCCAACTACACGCCGATAGATCGCCAAATCATCATTACCCAGGGAGTCCAAAACGAAGTCCCCGAGCTATTTTGTCCGGGCAATCCTCCAGCGGTTGCCTTGGCTCAACAGTTCAATATCCGGCTAGTTTTGATGCCTTCCGAGCGAAGCCAAGATGCAATCGATACGCTACTAAATCAATTCGGGTCGGATGTTCGCAAGTGCATCTGCAACCCGGCTAGTTCCTGGCACACGTTCGACGGCAACGCTTTGCTTGCTACCTTCGGGACCAAGATTAACTTTACTTCCGACGGCGGCATTGACGGGGCGAATATGCAGTTGATTGTGACTTATAGAGTCGATGAAGACGATCCGACGGTAAGGCGGTGAGGCGATGATAATCGACATCCAAGCACACGAAGAAAAATCGAAGCTAGCAGCCGAGCGGGTAATCAACTACGCCGACGGACTAGAGAAAGCTTTTAGTAATCGCATCGAGGAAGCCACCAAGGAAACAAGGCGGCGAACAGAACGCGAAATACAAACAGCGATGGCCGTCGAGCGGGTTGAGGAATTGAGGGCTTTTTGCGTCGACGAAAAAATAATCGACAACGTACTAGCCAAAGAATCCATACTAAAAATCGACGACACGTTTACCGTACCGCTTCGGGCATTCAAAGCACGGCAAACCGTTGAGGGGGTCGAAATTGAATTTGTTCGAGGTACTCCGGCAATGGTATTCGATGGGGCTTTCGGGCCGAAGATTCCCAAGCTAGGCAAAAACATTTACAAGCGACTTGGACGGGCTCGATTCCCGATTCAAAAACTAAGAGACTTGCAAGCAACCAAGATCGAGGGCGTCAAGGATGCTTTTGATCGCGGGGCGGCTCAAGCTAAATCGATAATGGTTCGCAAGCTCAAAGAGGCCAAACAGGACGCAAACGACATACTCGGAAGGGACAAATATGCTACTACGTAAAAAGACCGTTTTGGGTGCTAAGATCGAATCGACCGTAGGGACAGCCGAAACCATCGCGGCAGCGGATTGCACGGTCAATGCTTATGACCTAATGATTAACCCGGAATTTCCTTTTGAGGAAAGGCAGGGCCAGGGCGGCTTCGGTCGCTTAACCTCGATTCCAGGGGCCAGAATTGGCCGGGCTACATTCTCGGTTGATCTAGCCTATGATGGCTCGGCAGTTCCGGCATGGGCTAGCACTTTCCTTCCGGCTTGCGGCGTGGTGCTTTCGACGGCTACCTACTTCCCAAAAACCGAAGTTCCGGCATCGGGGAGCAGCGTAAAGACCCTCACGATTGCGGGGTTCTTCGATGGGGTGCGAAGGCGGATTTATGGAGCGGTCGGCAATGCTCGATTTGTCTTGCCTACCGGAAGAATGGGCCGGGTTGAATTCGACTTCCAAGGGGTCTACGATGACGAAGCAGACGCGGCGATTCCAAGTTCAATTAACTACGTCAACACGCTACCGCTTCGCGTTGCAGGCGGTGCTACGTCTTGGGCGTCGACAAACATCTGCCTTGAATCGGCAACGATCGATCTAGGCAATGTGATTACCGCTAGGGAATGCTCGACCTCGGCAGCAGGCGTCGATAACTTTGTTATTACGGATCGCAATCCAAGGATTACCGGCAACCCGGAATCCAAGCTTATCGCCACTCAAAACCGATACAGCCAATTTCGCGACGGGACAGAGGCTAGTCTATCGTTCACGATCGCGGGGCCAACAACCTCAACGCTTGTCTTCACAGTCCCTAAGGCCCAGCTAGTAGCCAAGCCAATGGGCGAGCGAAACGGCATCATGACCGATCAACTCGAATGGCAAGCAAACAAAAACGTAGACACCTCAGACCAAGAATTCTCAATCGCTTTCAACCATGCAGCCTAGTACATTCACAGACAAAATCGACGGGTGCGACATCGAGTTTACCTTGAATCGCTTAAAGTTCCGCAAGACCGAACAGGTCTTGGGGCTTATCAGCGATTTCAGGGAATCGACCGAACCAAAAAAACAGGTGGCAGCAATCCGCGAAGCCGTCTCGATTTGCTTGGCCGGTTGGAGTCTCGATAGGCCCATAAGCGATTGGGACGAAGAAATCGAAGTGGCCGACGCGGTAAAGCTTGTCAGTTGCTGCCTACGCGGCAACTCGGCTAGCGAAGGTGATAAAAAAAAATAAGGACAGCCGCATTTATCCGATGCGGCGAATTATGCAAGTCTTGCACTCGAAACCAATGCAACAACAAGCCAAGCAGCGACCTTCCATTGATGCTAGCTTGTCCAGGTTGCGACGAGTCCGGGTGCGATGCTTGTGAGGGTCGAGGGTATTTTGAAATCGTCGATTGCCCGAAGGATTACGTAGGGCATCGAGTCAGTACAGCGGCTAACCTTGCGGCTTGGGTCTCGAAAGGGATCCTTCCAGAGGCGGGCGGGATTTACGATCAGGACGCTTGGTTTGTTTCGGTGCAAAATGCACTCGAAGCAGACGTGAACCGAATCGAAGAACAAAGGCGTAAAAATGGCTGACGTAGAAGTAACACTTGGAGCGAAAAACGAAGCTTCGGCGGTGTTGCGTCAGTTTTCGACCGAAGTGACGCAAACGGCTCAGCAAGTCGAATTTTCGATTCGTGGCCTAGCCCAATTGGCAGGCGTGACGGCGACGGTGATTGGCATCGTCGAAGCAGGGCGGGCGGTTGTTGGGTTTGCATCGGCATCAGTCGCAGCGTTCGATGATTTGAATCGCTCATCGATCAAGCTTGCTGAGACGGTCGCCCTTATCCCAGGGGCAGGCAAAGCGGCATCGGATGAAATGGTCAAGGTTGCCAATAGCCTAGAGCGAATGACCAACGTAGATTCGGGACGCATCCAAGACCAAATGGCCCAAGCATTGCGGCGCGGTGCTGGTGTTGGCGATATTGAGGACATGGCCGAAGCGGCTCTTGGCCTGTCGAGGGTATTCGATCGAGACTTGTCCTCTGCAATGCGGATGGTCGAAGATGCGACCAAAGGGAACTTCGGAGCGTTTGAGGGCCTCATCCCCAACATCAACGAACTAGCCACAGCGGAAGAACGGCTAGCGGCGGTCAGTGAATTGGCCACCAAGGGGCTATTGAATAAAGCCGACTCGGCAAAGTCGGCATTAGAGGCTAGCGAAGCCTTGAGCGTTGCAACGAAAAACCTCTATGAGTCCTTCGGGGCTTTGCTTGCACCTATTCGGGATGTTGTGTATCGGGGGCTGGTTGTTGCCTTCGAGTTTATCCAAAGCTCGATGATTCCGGCGATGGATGATTTCGTCCAGCACGGAGAGGACCTAGCAAACGCAATGCAGGATGTTGGCAAAACGATCGCCGAAGCTTTCGTTACTGGTTTTACGGTCGCAGAGCTTGCGATATTCCGGTTTGAGGATGTTCTTGAGGTGATTTCAGCGTCGGTACTGCTTTCGGCTAACAAGATCTACAACGACGTAGTGTTTGTGTTCGACGGCTTGCTAGCTAGGGCGAATTGGTTTGTTGACGCATACGCAAAGCTCCTGTCAGGGCGGTTTACCTTTGAGGATGTACTAAAGGAAATGCCAGCCTTTGGCGAAAGGGCAGTAACCGAAACCGAAAAAAGCCTGCAATCCATTCTCGATGAATCGGTCGGCGGGCTTACCGAAGATTTCGACGCAAAGATCCGAGAGCGGCTAGCGGCATTGCAAGACGCGATGAAGCTAGAAATTGGCATCGACCTAAAACCAAGGGCCGGGGCGGCCAGTGCGTTGCAAGATCAGATCCGATCGCTAACCGCCTTCGAGTCGCGGGTGCTTGTACGGGGCCAGACGGATAGCCCAATCGATAAGCTAGTTAAGAACACGGCAGAGGCTAGCAAGTTGCTTTCGAGCATTGACGGGACGCTAAAGAGCCCGACGGAATCCCCGAAAGAACAGTTCCAGCTCCAGGAGATCCGCTAGATGCTCAACGATAAAATCTACAGCGTTGATCTTATGTGGAGCGGGCTCGGCGGCGATATCTCGATCACCGACAACTTCCGGCGGGCCGATGCGCGTTTACAAAAAGTATACCAAGTATTCACAACCCCCGACGCAACCTTAAACGACGTTTTGCAAGCCCCTGGAATTCCTGCGGCTGGATCATCGTTCGGCAACGGTTTCGATTTTGTATTCGCAGTCCAGGCAAGCCCGAAGAGGCAGAGCCCGGTCTATTGGATCGTCACAGTACCGTATGAGGGCGAAGTATCCTTCGGATCGGGCGGTCCACAGGGCAACCAAAACAACGGCGTACAGAGCCCATTGCTAGCCCCTGCGATTATCGATTTTGACGACGTAGAAGAGGAGCTAGAAATCGATGAGGATTTCGACGGTAATCCTTTGGTGACAGCCAACGGCGAACCGGTCAACGGAATCCGGCGTAAATTCGCAGACCAAACCGTTACGATACAAAAGAACATGCTGACCTTCTCAAGTTACGTGCAAGGGCGGTACAGGCATTCGGTCAACTCCGATACGTTCCTAACGTGGCCAGCGGGTACGGCCAAAATGCAAAAGCTCCGAGCCAAAGCGGTTGCGTCTCCCGAAACCCCGTTCGGTGGCTACTACCAAGTTACGGCGGTAATTCAATTCCGATACCCGTATCGAACCACACCGGAAAAGGCTTGGTATGCACGATCGCGGCACGAAGGCTTTTATAAGCGGGTAATCATCCCAGGTGCTCCACCATTGCCGAACGGCGATCCGAAAACGGAAGTAGTCCGAGCAACCAGGGCAGGCGAACCAACAGCCAAGCCGGTGCTACTCGACGAAAAAGGATTTCAGCTACCAGACGTCGATCCTCCGGCGCAACAAACAGCGTTTTGGCAGGAAAAAAAGCTTTACGAACCACTTAGCTACAATGCACTAGGACTTCTACCATAAGGCCAAAAAAATGAGCACTATTCAAAACGTCATTCTTCAAATCCCCGATCGATCACTGACCAACAACGACATCGCAGGCAACGCGAATATCGAACCATCGAAGCTAGGGCAGAAAGTCTTGGCCGAATACGTGGTCCCTATTGAGGCGTTTAAGACATGGGATGCGGTCGCAAGCAATCTGCCCGCATCGGCAGCTAGCGACGACCTGGGGTTAGTTACAGGCACTTGGCTTACAAATCCGGTCAGGATCACGGCAGGCGAGTGTAAAAACCTAGGGGCCACAACACGAAGGGCCTATTTTTCGATCCCGATTCCCCCGAATTACGATGACGGCGAAACGATTCAAGTCCGAATCCGGGCAGCAATGGAGACCACCTTGGCGTCGACCTCTTGCACGATCGATTTAGAGGCCGTGGTAGGGTCAAGCGGGACGCCAACAGCGGATTTGGTAACTACGTCGGCTCAATCGATGAACAGCCTCACAGCGGCCAATTTCGACTTCACGATTAACGCGGCCAGCGTGGACCCAGGGCAGTTGCTCGAATGTCGCTTGTCGATTTCGTGCAATGACACCGCGACAGCTACGTCGGTAACTCCAGCGGTCTACAAAGTATCCCTACTTGCAGATACCAGGGGCTAGGCGTGGCTCAAAAGGATATCGGGTATTACAGTCCATCCCTAGCGAAACGGATTCGAGATAATTCGTTCGCATGGGAACGCGAAAGGGCGGCAAAGCCGATCGAGATTCGGCAATCGACCCCTGACCCGATTTACTTCTACAACGCGTCGACCGAAACGATACCGGCTTATGGTTGCGTCCAGAAAGTCGGCATGGAAACCATCGACGGGCAGTCGATTATCAAAGTCGATCGGCCAATCGACTACACCGCTTCGGTAATGGGGCCATTTTTGCTCAATGGGCCGGCAGAGGTGGCGGCAAACGGGCTTGGCACCGCTCAATGGGGGCCGATCTACCGGGCCAAAAAAGACTCAGCAACCTACTCGACGGGTACGCGAATGGGGCCAGTTGAATCGTCGTTCAACCTGTCGAAAGGATGCCTCTTTACGTTCATCGGGGACGATGAGCAATCCGACGACCTGATAAAGGTGATTGCCTGCGAAACGCCATTGCTGGCGGTGGCGGGATCGGGCATCGGTGCGAATAGCAGCGGGACCGTGACGGCCAAGCAGCCCGCGAGCGGCAATTGGACAGCGGGGACGATAACCTATACGGCATGGAATCCAACGGGCGTGGCGATTGCTTCGGCGGCTAGCGTCTTGCTGTTTCCAGTTGATGCCAAGTGGCTTGCAGTGGAGTTGTGCTAAATGGGCGGTATAGGTCGATGCTGTTGCACTTGTGAATGCTTGCCAATCGAGGATTTGCCGACCGTCACGATCAGCGGCTACACCGGCGGAGGTTGGAGCGGTAGCTGTTGCTACGAGCAGACATTCACGCCGAACACTACGCCGAGTTGGTCGAAGAGTTGCAGTTCTTTACTTTACGAAGGCTCAGTGCTCCAAGAATGCACAACGCTCCACACAAGGCAGACCAGGGGCGGTTATCGAGGGTTTGAGTACGGGCCATTGGGCGGCGATTGTAGCGACGTTCCAGAGGATTATTGCTGCGGCGGTAGCTGGGCCCCGATAGCAGAAACGCAAAGCACGGCGGCGTATACCGACAATGCTTTTATGGCGGTATGGCGCAGAGCAAAAAGTATCGTCGTTCGCATAAGCCAGGAAGAGGTTGATTGCGAAGGCGTCGAGGGGCAAACGGGCGGGTGCAAAATCGTTATTCGGTCTCGATTTAACTACGAGTACGAAACGGCGATCTACCAAAACGGATTAACAAGCGGATCCCAAACGGTGACGATGCTCAATACCGACTGCTTTGAGGTAAACCCAGATTACGAAATCACGATAGGGGCGGGCAGTCCGATCACTTGCAGCGACGTACCAGCCGACCCACCGCCTTTTAGCGGCTCGAATTTATGCCGAAACTCAGGTGTGTTCGGCTTTGATCGAGTCCGCTACTATGACGAAATGCCGACCGGGGCGATTAGCTTTACAAACGCCGAAATCCCAGGTTGCCAAGCTAGCTCCTGCAATTACGAGCCGTACAACTACGCAAGCTCGGTTTGCATAAACTCACCATCTAGCCCATCTGCCTTTACAGGGTGCTTTTTCAACGAGCCTTGCTACTGTACCGATGAGGTGACTTCGGGCGGGCCGATTATCGAGTCCGAAGCGGAAAACTGTTTCAATGATGGGCTAGGGCAAACCCCAAACGTAACAGATATTGACGGATGTTTCGACGACCCTTGCATCCCGGCGGTGTCTTGCACGACGAATTTAACGATATGCGCGACCCCTGAATACGAATGCCCAGGCACAGCGTTTTCGGTCAACTGCCTTGATTTTCAGATCAACCCAGAGAATGAAGCGACATGTTTTAGGCCGGGCGTAGGATTTCCGTTTGGAGATTTGTCCGCTTGCGGTTGCGGTATCAGCGTAGGCGATGCGGGCGCAATCGAGCCGCCGTATTTTGATACGTCGGATTGCTTTATTGGCAATTGCAACGAGGCTTGCTGCGATTTCCTCGACGATTGCGAATGCTGCCTACCCGATGGCCGATGCTTGCCTAAGTTCGCCCAAAAGTGGAACCAAACAGTTACCGCCCACACTCGGACCCAAACGTGTTCGGGTTTTTCAAGTCAATCAGTCTGTACAGGGGCTCCATCGTGGACAATCAATCTAGCCTAGATATCAACATGGACGGAACGCCATTTACCCCAGGCAAGCCAGCACAGGCGCGATCTTTCACGATCACGATGCAGGGCGATCCACCGCCGACGATGAGCCAAGAGCAAGTCAACGCAAAGCGGATTGAGCGAACGATCAAACAAGGCCAATTCGCTTGGGCCAAGCTCCATTCCTATCGCGGGTTTGACCCTCAGTGGCTCGACATCTGGCAATACTTAATCCCGCAGCGGTGCGATTGCAAGGACGGCTATCAGCGGATACTTGCGGACATGCCACCGGATTACACCTCCCCCGAAGCATTCTTCGCCTGGGGCGTGCGACTCCACAACGCAGTCAACGCGAAGCTAGGAAAGCCTGAAATCACGATCGACGAAGCCTATAAAATCTGGAGGAAATCAGATGGGGTCACCACCGAAAACAGCGGGACGATTGTACCTTGAGGAACTTTGCAAAAAGTTTCCCGACGCTCCAAACATTGGGCTAGCTAGGCGAGCCAAGCAGGAAAGGCCCGAGACGTTTGCGACGGTCGATACCGCAAGGAGCATGATTCGCAATATTCGCGGGGCTCTCGGAAAAAAGAATCGCAATCAAGCGACCCAGCCAAGGCCCAAAGGCAAGGCGGGCCAAGTCCCGAAAATGCCACCGTCGCTAGCAGAACCCTGGGTTCCGATTGAACTAGATTGCAAGCGATGCGGGATAATCTCAGACGTCCACATTCCGTATCACAGCGAAGTGGCTTTTGAGGCGGCGGTTAAGTCCCTAAAGCAATCTAAAATCGACACGCTACTAATCAATGGGGACTTCGCGGATTTTTACCAAGTCTCCAGGCACCAGCGAGACCCAAACCACCGAAAGCTATCGGTTGAGTTGAAGCTGGTAATTGAGGGGCTTGAGTGGTTGCGATCGGAATTCCCAAAGCAAAAAATCATCTACAAGCAGGGCAATCACGAGGAGCGATGGGACCATTTTATCTGGAATCGAGCTCCTGAGATTTACGACCTTGCAGCGGTACGGCTCGATGAGCTATTGCAACTCAAGCGGCTCAAAATTGAAATGGTTGGGGATAATCCGATTATGCTCGGCAAGTTGCCAGTCTTGCACGGGCACGAATTAGGCAAGTCGATTTTCAGTCCGGTCAATCCGGCTAGAGGGGCGTTTCTTCGGACCCACCATAGGGTGCTAGTCGGGCACAGCCACCAGACATCAGCGCACACGGATACCGATATGTTTCATTCCATGACCCCTACTTGGTCAACTGGTTGCTTATGCGACATGACCCCAAAATTTGCGCGGGTAAATCGCTGGAATCACGGCCATGCAATGGTTGAGGTTAGCTCAGGTGGTAATTTCGACGTTACGAACTACCGCATCAATCGACGCGGGGAAGTGTGGAGTGCGTAGTGAAGGCCATTATCCGCAAGCAAACCTGGACCATCCGCGACGACACAAGACCGGATGAATTCGGCTATTGCGACCTGGAAGGGGACCGGGGCCAGCCTAGAACGATCGGCATTCGCTCAGGGCTCGATGAAGGGCAAGACCTCGACACTACGCTACACGAGTGCTTGCACGCAGCGTTGCCGGACCTGTCCGAAGAGGCGGTGACGGAGATCGCAAGCGACCTAGCCAGGGTGCTTTTGGCTAGGGGATTCGGGCGATCCTAGCCACCTAGCCAAAAAAACCACAATCTTTTTTCCCTGCGTTTTCGTTGGCAAAACGATTATTTTGGGAAACTTCGATAGGTTTACGGGAAAACCTGTTGACCTTTATCGGGCCGGTCGATTAATATACACACGTCAGCAACAACGCTGACGCAAACCACTAACCGGAGACGATAAAATGCAAACCGAAATCAACGGGCGAACACTCA